GATATGGATGGGTTAGCTGAAGTTGACTTAGGTAATGGTACAAATTACAATCCAGCTGAAGCATTGAATATGTATTTTCAAACAGGTTCTATTGTAGGTAGATCATTAACTCAAGATGGCGAGCTTAATAGAGGTAAAGTGCCTATTCAAGAACTGCAAAGTAGTAGTGGTGGTGCAAAAATTCAAAGTTTAATTACCACGTATCAATACTATTTACAAATGATACGTGACGTAACGGGTCTTAACGAAGCTAGAGACGGTAGTTTGCCTGATCGTAATACTTTAGTAGGATTACAGAAATTAGCAGCTAGTGCATCAAACACCGCTACCAAGCATATAAATCAGTCTAGTTTATATATAACTCTTAGAATGGCTGAAAATATTTCTTTAAAAATAGCTGATGCATTATCTTTTCCATTAACGGCTAATTCAATTCAAAATTCTATATCTACATTTAATATTAAAACCTTGCAAAATTTAGTAAATTTAAATTTACATGACTTTGGTATATTTTTAGAATTAGAACCAGACGAAGAAGAACAAGCAAAATTAGAGCAAAACATACAAATTGCTTTACAAAACGGAGGTATACAATTAGATGACGCTATAGACGTTAGACAAATAAAAAATCTCAAGCTTGCTAATCAGATGCTTAAAATTAAACGTAAGCGTAAAGAGCGTAGAGATATAGAGGTTCAACAGTCTAATATAGCGGCTCAAGGTCAAGCTCAAGCTGAAACAGCTGAAAAAACAGCTATGGCTGAAGTCCAAAAACAAGAAGCTATAAGCGGTTCTAAAGTTCAATATGAACAAGCTAGAACTCAAATGGAAATTCAAAAAATGGAAATTCAATCTAAGCTTGATCAACAAAAAATGCAGTTGCAGCATCAATATGACATGCAGTTAAGACAAATCGAAACACAGTCAATGCAACAAAAAGAAAACGCGATTGAAGATAGAAAAGATAAAAGAACTAAATTACAAGCAACACAACAAAGTGAAATGATAAGTCAAAGAAAAAATGATGGCTTACCAATAAACTTTGAACAACAACAAGAACAAGGCGCTCAAGCGTTTATGTAGTCTTTAATTATTTAATTATATTATATTATGTCAGAAGTAAAAACAAATGAACCTGTTAAACAGGAAGGTGAGTTTAAAATCAAAAAGAAAACAACGCCTAAAAAATTAACTGAAACAAAAGATAACATTACAAAAGTAAATGTTAATCCAAAAGAACCTTTAGTAGAATTAAAAAATAGTGTAACTAAGGTTGAAATAAAAAAAGAAGACGATGCCATTCAAATCGGAGAAACAAAAGAAGTATCTGGAAATACATCATCCGGAGATAGCGACAAGATGGAAGAATTTGTATCAGAGTCCAACGAGACTACTGAAGGGTTTTCTCCGATCCAAGAAGTAACTGAAGCTGAAGTTAAAGAAGTTGAAGCAGAAGTTAAAGAAGCTATAAGAGATGAAAAAGTATTAGGTAAACCGTTACCTGAAAATATTGAAAAGCTAGTTTCTTTTATGGAAGAAACAGGTGGGACAATAGAAGATTATACTCGTTTAAATGCTGATTACTCTAGCATTGACGATGTTACTTTGTTAAAAGAGTATTACAAAAAAAATAAGCCTTATTTAGAGTCTGACGATATAGATCTTTTATTAGAAGATTTTGTTATTGACGAAGACATGGACGAGGAAAGAGATGCAAGAAAAAAGAAACTTGCATTCAAAGAAGAAGTTGCAAAAGCCAAAAACTTTTTAGAAGAGACTAAGAGTAAATATTACGACGAGATCAAGTTGAGACCGGGCGTTACTCAGGAACAACAAAAAGCTATGGATTTTTTCAATAGATATAACAAGCAACAAGAACAAGCTGAGCAACAGCATCAAACGTTTAAAGATAATACCAAAAAACTTTTTAGCGATGATTTCAAAGGTTTTGATATCAGTGTTGGTGAAAAGAAATACAAGTATAACATTCAAAATAAAGATAAAGTTGCAGAGAGCCAGTCTAATATAACAAACCTCGTTGGGAAGTTCCTAGACGAAAATGGTAATGTTCAAGACGTTAATGGTTATCACAAGGCTATGTATGCTGCTGAAAACGTAGATAAGATTGCCGCTCATTTTTATGAGCAAGGAAAAGCAGACGCGGTAAAAGACGTTATAAACAAATCAAAAAACCTGAGTGACACTAAAGCTAGGACTACTCAAGGTGATGTGTTTATTGGCGGGCTTAAAGTTAAAGCTATTTCAGGTGCTGACTCTACAAAGCTAAAAATAAAAACAAGAAAATTTAACTAATAAAAACTTAAAATTATGAGTTTATCTCCTCAATTTGGTAGTTTAATCCCTTCGCAAGCGCAAGAGATTTTAAACAGTAACTACCTACAATTTAACCAGGGTGGTCCTGCTGGACCAGGTAATGGTGGCGATTCGTTTGCACAACAGTACCTACCTGAAATTTATGAACAAGAAGTAGAGCGTTATGGAAACAGAACGTTATCTGGTTTCTTGCGCATGGTTGGCGCTGAAATGCCAATGACATCTGATCAAGTAATTTGGTCTGAGCAAAATAGATTACATATCAGCTATGCTGGAGTAGTCGTTGTTAATGCAGCTGGTACAACAAGTACTATCACGCTTTTTGCGGGTGGTGCTGCTGGTTTAACTAACGTTGTTTCTATCAATGATACTATTGTTTATATAAATCCTACAACTGGAGCAGAAAGCAAGTGTTTAGTACTTGACTCTGGTGCTTACGCTGGATCTGGTTTAGCTGCTACAGACATTGTAGTACAACCATTAGACAATGTTCAAATTACAGCAGTTACTGCAGCTGACGAAGCAAAAATATTTGTTTATGGTTCTCAATATCAAAAAGGACAATCTATGAATGGCGCTTATGGTGCTGGTGGTGCTTTACCTGCTAGTGATTCTCCTAGAATTTCAGTTGAGCCAACTTTCACGCAATTTTCTAATTCACCAATTATCCTAAGAAGCCAATACGTAGTTAATGGTTCTGATATGGCACAAATTGGATGGGTTGAAGTTGCAACTGAAGATGGAACATCTGGATATCTATGGTACTTAAAAGCTGAGTCTGAAACAAGACTACGTTTTGAAGATTACCTAGAAATGTCTATGGTTGAAGCTGAATTTGACACTGTTGGTGGAGCAACACAAAGAGGATCAGAAGGTCTTTTTGCTGCTATCCAAGCTCGTGGTAACGTACAAGTAGGATTTACTGCTGCTGCAGGAATCAGTGACTTTGATGACATTTTGAAAAACTTAGATACTCAAGGTGCTATTGAAGAAAACATGCTTTTCTTACAAAGACAAACTGCTTTAGATTTTGATGATATGCTAGCTGCAATCTCTGGTGGAACAGCCGGTGGTACTGCATTTGGATTATTTGAAAACTCTGAAGAAATGGCATTGAACTTAGGTTTCAGTGGTTTCCGTAGAGGATCTTATGATTTCTACAAAACTGATTGGAAATATTTGAATGATGCTTCTACTCGTGGAGGTATGGACGGAATTAGTTCTATTGAAGGTGTATTAGTACCTGCTGGAACTTCTACTGTTTATGATCAAGTTTTAGGAACTAACATCCGTAGACCTTTCTTACACGTGCGATACAGAGCTTCACAAAGTGATGATCGTCGTATGAAGTCTTGGTTGACTGGTTCTGCTGGTGGAGCTTTTACATCTACTTTAGATGCAATGGAAGTAAACTTCCTATCTGAAAGATGTTTAGTAACACAAGCTGCTAACAACTTTGTATTATTCAAAGGTATCTAATTACCTTTACATTAAACCCTATGGGGCTACACAGTGAGCGTAGCCCTAGGGTTTTTTATTAACTATTTAATTTTATTATATTATGGCTAAAAAAGCTACAGCAGTAGAAACTGTTGAGGTTGCACCTCAGGAAGTGGTTACAAAAACACCACCAAAACCCACAAAACCAACGTGGGAAATTAAAGATAGAGTTTATTATTTAAAAGGAAATAAATCTCCTTTAACCCTTACAATACCTGGTAAGCATACAAGAAAACATGCTTTACTTTATTTTGATCCTAAAACAGGTAAACAAAGAGAGATTAGATATGCCACAAACCAAGCCTCACCTTTGGTAGATGAACAAAATGGTGAATGTACAATGGGGCATATTACTTTTAAAGATGGGACTTTACAAGTAAAAAAAGAAAAACAAAACTTACAAAAATTACTCTCTTTATATCACCCTTTAAAAGGTAAATTGTATGAAGAATTTAGTGCAGTGGAAGAGGCGGGAGATCAATTAGATATTTTAGATCTTCAAATTGATGCTTTAAATGCTGCAAGAAATATGGAAATAGATCAAATAGAAGCTATCTTAAGAGTTGAACTTGGTTCAAAAGTTAACTCAATGAGTTCTAAAGAACTTAAAAGAGATGTACTTTTATTCGCTAGAAGTAATCCACAACTATTTATTAGCTTAGCTAATGATGACAATGTTCAATTAAGAAACACAGCTATTAGAGCTCAAGAAGCTGGAATAATTAGACTTTCAGGTGATCAAAGAACATTCGTATGGGGATCAAACGGTAGAAAA